GGATTTAGAAACATGCCAGTCACTAAAGAATTTAGATTCTTTATTTGTTATGGAAAAGTAATTAGTGGCGGCTACTACTGGACTAATTATATTGAAGATTTATCAGTAAAGCCCGATGTCAATGAGGTTCCAAAAGAGTTTCTCGATGAAGTCATTGAGAGAGTTGGAAAAAATTGCAACTTTTATGTTGTTGATGTTGGTCAAAAACTTGACGGAAGTTGGATGGTTGTTGAGTTGAATGATGGACAATGTTCGGGATTGTCTGATAATAATCCAGAAGTATTGTATAAAAATTTATTTAATATAATCAATATTCTATAGTTATATTACTTCTACACATAAATGCTATCCGTTTACGGTCAGAGCCATAGACATTCCAAAAACGAATTTCTAGGATTTGGTGGTCCCGTAACTATAGCAATTGTTGGGTGGTTTTCACTTGGTTGTCTCGTTGTGAAGTATCCCGCTTCGGATACAAACAATGGAGCATTCAAAGGATATCGTTGAGCCGCTTCATATTGGTCAGTTGCGCAAATCATTCTTTGGAACCAAATAGAAATTCTATTTGAGCCCATTGTATCATCATCACCAGGAACATTCGGAACCTGATATGTATAACTTACAACAGTTCTAATTGCATCAGGAATTCCATCGCCATCCAGGTCAACATTCAGCTCGGTTCCTGTTGGAAAGACAACTACACCGTTTCTTGAATTTAATAAAACTTTTACATCTCGACTAATAAAGCTTCGTTCTAAAACGTTAGGATTATCAAGGGTTGCTTGAATATCCATAACAGAAACATATTTATTACCCTGACGAATTCCTGTTGCTGGTGCAATAACTTCTTCATCAACGGCTTGTGAATAAAACGATCTGGTTCTTGTATTATCAATAATTCCTAAAGGTGCGGTTCCATCTGAAACCCCGTAAACGATATTATTTCCTTCAAGCATTAATTGGCCCACCATTCCGGGCATAAAATCACCAACAGATGATACTGGATAACTTGTAGCAAGAGAGTTGCCAATTTGAATTAATCTTAACATAATTTTTTATATAACATTAGTTAATTATAACATTAATTAATAAGGAACAACAGAAGATTCGCCTAAACTTTCATTATCGTCTTCAAGCATTGCTTTTTCAAACTTTTCAATATCATCAGTAGTACCAGTTTTTTCATCTTCATTTTCATCTTCATCTTCATCTTCATCTTCATCTTCATCTTCATTGTCAGCAGGGCTACCTTTATCTTCAAATTTCACATCTTCAGAAATAGTAGAAAGCATTTCTTCTGCTTGTTTGCGAAGATTTTTTCTATTTTCTAAAGCAATGCTTTCTAAAAGTTTACTAGTAATATTTTCTTCTTGAATCATTCCTTTTGAAGCAAAAAACTCAGCAATTTTAACCAAATCAACAATAGCTGATCTTGCTGTAACAGGAGGAGTTGCATCCTTTTGTTTTTCTAAATCTTCTTTATCTTTTTTTGAACTTTCTGAATTTTTGTCCAGTTCTTTTTCTGGATCTTTTTTTGGATCTTTTGAATCTTGCGCAATCTTACTTAATTTAATAGAACCACTAAATAGTTTTTTATGTTCATCGCTGTCCATGATGCGAATCATTTCTGAACTAATATCATCAGAATTTTGTTGTCTCATAATGTCTCCTTAGTTACTGTCCATGGCCAGCATGAACCAACATTTACATTTATACTTATCTATTCGTAGAATTACGGTGATATACGTTGAAGCTCTTTAAGTTTTTGCAAATGATCACCAGTGATAAAATGCGGTTTTACATTTTCAAAAATAGAAACTATAACATTTGGCTCAACACCTGGAGTACCTTTAGGGACCGCTAGTATGTTCCATACTTCTTTAATAGAAGGTGGATTCATAGCAACTTGAGCTGATGGGTTGTCTCTTTTTTGAATAAGATCTTTTAAATAACGAATAAATTTATTATGATTATTTTTTTTAGTGGTGTCTGGACCCATATTGACACCTTCAAGAGCGTTTAAATTATTTTCTAATAGCGCAGGATTTGTAATTGTAGTTTGCCCATAGTTGGGTTGTTCGGTCATTTCTGTACCCACTTCAACTTCTTGCGCTTTTTTCTTTATAGAAAAAACACTATATCTAGGAAACATGCGTTTCATTATTTGATTAATTTACTAATAGCAGAATGTAAAAGTTTATCAGCAATTAGTTCGCTTCTAACATCGCCTTTTTCTCCCAAATAAGTTGCAATTTTTTGAATCCTATCAAGAACCAAAGCTGCTGTTGGTACCGGACCCGGACCACGAATGCCCATTCCTTCACCTCCTGGACCACTATATGGTGTTTCTGGAACATCAGCAGGAACCGCGTCTTCAACATCTTCTCCTTCTAAACTGACACTGGTTGGATATCTAAAAAGATTAGCCGGATCAATATCTTCAAATTCCATTTCTTCTACACGTCCATCTTTTGGATACTCTCTAATTAAAGTATCTCCTGGCATAATAAGAGGTTTAGGTTCTTCAAGACCACTAACTGCTTCTGGTTTATCCATTAATGCATCATAAGCCATATCTTTAACTGGTCCAAGTTCTGCATTTATTTCATCTTCAGAATCTGAATCAATTTCATTCTTAGGCTTAGGAAAGGATAAAGGACTATACTCTCCTCTTGCATCTCCAAAATTCTCTCCTGTTGCCTCTTCAAATCTTGAAGGTAGTCCAGTAGGACCACCACCACTGTCTAATTCATCAACAGCATTTGAAATAGCATCAGGATCCATATCAACAGAACCACCTGTATCTTCTTTACCATAAAGTCCAGTTGGAGAAAGTTGTGCTTTCTTCTCTAATTGCCCACCATAAGAGGCAACAATATTGCCCATAACAAAAGCTAATTCATTTCCATATTTTGGTTTTAACATCGTTTAAATTTCCTCTCCTAAAGGTATTCAAGGTTAATGCTATATAATTGTCAAAAACTTAAAAAAATAAGCTCCTTATAAAAAGGAGCTTATTTTCAACAATCTAAAATTTGCGTTTAGAAATTATTTTTGAATGTATGATTGGAGAATACATCATTGATTTGTTCATATAGTGATTTATCGCCTTCACCTGTGGTGATATTGCTATCCATGGCTAAACCATTTTGAATACTACTTACACCATGATCGCTAGCTGTCTTTTGTAGTTTGGTTCGATGAGTAGCAATGACTCTTCGCATTGTTTCATATGCCTCAGGATTCCATTTTACAACCCGCTCAACTTCATTCTTAACAGCTTCACGACTATTGGGAATTAAACCAACTTCTCGCATTTCATGTGCAATCTCGAATGCTCGTGCAATTTTGACTTTAATGGCTTCTTCATCAACTGCAGCACTCTTTTTGTTTTCATAATCACCAACTAAACCAGAAGCAAATTCTGAACCTCCATCAACTTGACCATAGTATTTCTTCCAATATGAAACTGCTTCAGCATCCATTCCATTGGCAACAAGTTGATCAAGATTCGCAACCTTGACTCGACCAGCTTTGATTAGGTTATCAAGCTCTTTTGCATTTGCAGCAACTTTGGCAACCTTGGGATCTTTTCTTGCAACTTCTTCCATTTTGCTGTGTGTGGCAGGAAGGTCTTCAACAACTGCTTCACTTGATTTGGTATCAAGTTGACCTAATGTTTCACTGCCTGATGGATGAGCGCGACCTAGCATTTCACTAACCTTTAAAGCATCTGCAGCAATTTTACGACGATAACCTTTGCGTCCATCTATAGTGTTCAAATCGAATTCAGATTCAGCTTTCTTTGTTTTGCCCATCATAACTCCTCCTGGCCCACATTTGCCATCTTTGGGTTGTTTGCCTCCCTTCGTATTATCAACTTTATTCTCTTTATCAACTTTTGTAGCTTTACCAACCGCTTCTGCTTTCTCATCATCTTTTGCAGCTTTTGCAGCGGCTTTTGCAGCAGCATATTCTTCTTTTGCAGCTTTTGCAGCTTCAGCTGCTCTTTCAGCTTTTATTTTAGCTTTAACGGCTGCTTTTTCAGCTTTTGTAGCTGCAGGCATTGCCTTAGTTGCATCCTTTTGAATACCACCTTGCAGTGCAGCAGCTTTCTTTTCAAGACCTTCAGTTCCTCTTGCATATTTTACAAAAGCTTTTTGAAGCTCTTCTGCTTTTTTAATAACATCTTTTGCTTCATCAATTGCAGCTGTAACAAGTGAGGTAACAAAATCAGCATTAACTGTTTCAATGCCAGGAATATCCATGGTACTCAAAACCATATCAACTTCTCGTTTGGTATCATTGATTTCAGCATAGATGTTTTTGAAAGAACTCATAAGACCAGCTTTCAATACTGGTTCCATATTTTGAAGTGCTTTAACAGCATCTTCTTCAGATGCATTTTTTTCAAGAACACGCAAAGCGGCAGCAACAACTTCTTCTGGATTTTCACCTTCTGCACTCATCAAGCCACCAGGCAATTCAGGAGCATCTTCAACAGGAGCGCTTGTGCCTTCGCCTTCAAGAACAGCTAAGCCGTCTTTGATTTCATCGGCCAATTGACTAAGAACACCCGAAACGGTTTCAGCATTTTCTTTAACAGCATCAGCAGCAAGATTTGCTTTTTCGATAGGGTCCGCAACAGAACTAGGAGTAACTCTTAATTCTGGTCCTTTCTCTTCTCCACCTTCCATAGACTCATCCATAGGGGGCGCATCCATAGGAGGAGGCGCATCACCCATAGGAGGTGTCATTTCATCTGGGTCTTCTGTTGGAGGAGGAATTGCTCCATCTAATTCTCCCTCTACTTGAGCTACCTTAAACATCTGTACTGTTTTTTGAACACCAGACGCATGTACTGATCGGAGTAATTCACGACCGAAATTTTTTGTACTAACAGCTCCATAAAGAGCTGGTTTTCCACCAGTTAACTCATTAAGAGTGGCCGAAAAAACAACTTTGTTGTTCGACATAATGTCCCATCGATGATTAGGGGTATCATCATTTCCATCTGGAGTTGCAGCCTTAATAAAATAACCCTTTAAAGAAGCTCTATTGAGTTCTTTTTTGGTTTTTGCATCATTACCCATCATTCCATCAGGTTTGATAGTAGAATCAGCATGCATTTGTTTATCTTCTTTTTGCGCTTTATCAGCTAATGGATCTACTTTATAAGTAGTAGGCTCTTCTGTGCCTTGCATATAAGCGCTTTTATCCAACTTAGCTTTTGCTTGAGCAACAGCTTCTGCACGAAGTGCTTTTCTTTCATCAAGTTTAGCACGAGCTAGCATTTTCTTTTTCTCTAAATCACCAGGATACATCCCATCGATTGGTCCCACGTCGGGAACATTCTTCAACTGACGATCTTCGTTATTACGAACCTGTTCGGCCATTGGATCTTTTTCATATTTTGGCTGTCCAGGAGTTGGCTCTTCTGTGCCTTGGTAGAAACCTTTTTTATCTAATTGTTTTTGGGACATTAACTCCTCCGTATTAAATTTAGCAATTTTCCCTATCATCTCTTCTATGCTTGACATCTTAGTTTTGATAAGATTTAAGCTATTTTGGTACCCTTGACGGGTTTCGGTAACTGCCTCTTGTGCAGCCGTTGCCCTTAATGCAAAATTATTGTCATCTTTTTCTGCCAAAATTTCATGCTCGATTGACGCAACCCTCATCAACAAATCAGAAACCTCTTCTTTTATAGAAGATAGTTGCTCAAGAGTTGTTGAAGTGCCACTCTTTTTTAATGTGTTTTCAATAGTATTTGTCGCTGCAATTATTTGTCTAACTCTTGCTAGCGGGTCAGCCCCATTAACTACCAAACTTAGTTCAATTGGAGCCAAATCAACATTTATTTCACCATATGCAATTCTGTTTTTAACATGATCACAATACTCGCCTTCAGTCTTTGCAATATTTCCGCATTCAGTACAAATGGATCTACCAACAGCCGTACCCATACTGACAGAGTTTGCTACTCCAGTCTGGACATTTCGTGCTAAATCCCCATAAGTAACTTTATCTAACGCACAAAGACCAATAATACATTTATTTTTTTCATCATAAAATGTATCTATAATAAGCCCACGCATACCTTCAACACTACTGGATTGGTGGTCTTTGCATAGTGGTTTACCAACCCATTTTTTATAAGCCTTTTTTAGTTCTGATTCAGGAAAAATATCACCATTATTATTTTTATAAGGCTTAATACTAGCATCAGAACATTTCCATTTCCAAGAACCATTACCATCTATCAACCATTCAGCTTTTACATCAGAACCATCAGCGCTTTTTCTTAATAAATTATTATCATCATATAATGATCTTTCAGCTGCATGCATCATAATAGCAGAAAAATATAAAAATTCATTAGCTTTTGGAGCTATTCTTTTATATTGTGATGCTACTTTTTTGAAACGCGCAACAACATAATCATCATTTATGGCAACATCAGTAGGCTTTACGTCATGCGTAGAAAAATTAATTGCCGAACCAAATTTTAGTATAACCATATTTCTCCTTCAATGATATCATGTATATGGAAAAATAATAGTATATCTATGCATTATTGCTTCACCCATGGCGGTACATCTTCATCGTCCGAAGCTTCTTTTTCAATCCAATCCTCATCGGGATTAGCTGCCTTCTCAAGTTTTTTTTGCAAATACTCTTCACTAACTTCTTTGCGTGGTTCGACAACACCACCAACAGAACCTTCACTATATTTTATAAATCCCATATTATTCCTTTTTTGTTTTTAATTCAACATCTTTTTTGTCGTCACTCTCTCTAAAATCCTCACCAATAACATCTTTAGCAATTTTTCTTATAATTCTATCTTGTACAATAGATTTAATTTTAGCACATTGTTTTTGCACTTCAATTAAAATATTTACAACATTAATTTGAAAATCTTTATCTTTCAAATTCTTTTCCATAAAATTACCCAAATCAATAGTCAAATCAGCAAGCCCACGAACTGTATCTTTTAATGTTTGTTGCATTGGACCTATTTGAGTGTCTGTTGAAAATAAACCAAGCTGATCAACACAAGCATCAAACGATGTCTTATATTTCTCAGCTTCTTCATCGGACATTCCAACAGGCTTTAAATCATCTAATATGTCAATATATCTTGCTCCAATTAAACGCCATATGTTTTTTTTCATATTTGCACCAAAAGCTTTAAAATGAGAAACAGATTTTGTTTCTTCCATAATATTGTAATTAATGCCTTCTGTGTTTTTAAAAAGATCTAACATTTTATTAACTGAATTTGCAATTAAAATATCTATTAAATCTAAAAATGAACGTAATGTTTTTATAAGTTCCCTTGCTTTTTTCTTTTCACCAGCACCAATAGGTTTTGTAATATGTTGTACGTCTTGTGCTTCAAGTTTTTTTTGCAACGATTTCAATATTCCCCTTCGAATCATTTTATCTTTTATGAAAGCTTGAGATTCTGGAGAAGGCTCCGGTACAGACCACATATCTGATACTGACGTAGAACCTCCTGGGTTTTGAAATGGAGCGTTATATCTGCTCTTATCCACCGCATCTCCTTTCATTTTGTTTCCTATAAAGTTAAGAGCAAATGTATTTTTAGAACAGTTAGGACACTTGCCTTCATGAAATGTCATTCCGCAATTATTACAATGCTCACCACTGTCTACCATGGATTCATATTCTTCAAGGCTAACTGGTTTGTCAGTATATTTACCATTATTTATTACATCCAAGTATTCTTGAACGCTATCATCATCAACACCAAGACCAAAACCCAAGTTCACAGCCTCTTGAACCGCTTGTTGTGCTGGCATATCACTATCAGTCCTAAATCTCGCAATAAACATTCCTGTTCTATCTTTACCCCACTTACAATGAACATACGTTACGTCGTCACCAACCAAAGCTACTGGGCCAATCTCGTCAATTTGTTTCAAGGCTTTTTCATGATCAAAACCGTGAATTGGAATTATAAAATGTTTGATTCCATTTTTTTTACATTCATCTTTTATCTTTATGCCGCTATCCCTGTCTAAACTGATTATCTTATTTATGCCCCATTCTTTTTTAAGCATAGATATTTCTTCAAGATCAGGTGCTCCTCCTCGATATAGCAAATCTGGTACTACTTCAACAAACCTAGAGGGCATGTTTTACTCCACTCTTTTTTATCGCCGTCATCAATGATGCCTCTTCGGCATTTTTGATGTTTAATTGTTTTGCTTTATCTATTATTTTACTATATAATTTTAATATTTTTTTTGCATCATCTAAATTATCATTTGCTATTTTTGATAATATCATAGATTTGGATTGTTTTTTTATTAATTGATAAACTTCATTACTTGTTGTTCCTTCTATTCCTAATTCGTAAGGATCTTTTAATGTTAATTCGCTTGGGTCCACAGGAACATTTTCATTTAATATATTATTAATTATATCTTTATTCACTTCTACAATAACCGGAGCTTCTCCGTTTAGTGTTAATTCATTTGCTTTTTTTAATACATCTTCAGACTCAACCAATTCAGAAGCCATAACAGTAATGTTTCCAGACATAACTTGTCCTACATTAGTTAGTTTCATAATATAAAATTTTTTCATTATAACTCCAATAATTTATGCAAGGGTGCAAATTGAGATACGTTTCTAAGATTTCCTTTGTTTAATTCGGAAGCATTAAAAATACTATTATTAAATTGTTTTGCAAAATTATTTACTTTTTCTAACACAATATTTAAAACATCTTGAGTTTCAATTTCTTTATCTGATGAAAACCGCATTTCATATGTGTCATTTTTAAGTAAAACTATACAATTAAATCCTATTTCATGAAGTGCAATTGCAAGTTCTTTCATATGAGATATTATTTTTTCTTCTTCAGTTGTTATAGATATTGAAAAATTTTTAATTGTATCATCAACAATATCAAATATATTTGTCATCCCATTGTTTGCAAAATCATCATATGTTTCGGAATTCATTTTTGCTGGAAACATATCATTGCAACAAGCAAAAGAAACAACACAATGCTTTCCATCCATTTCATCTAAAATTGCTTTTTTGATATGTTCTTGTTTAAAATGATTATATGCTTTTCTTTTATTAAATAATGAATTATTTATAACGTTACCTACTAACTCAGAAAACGTTCCATTTTTTTGAGAACTATTAACTGTAATATTAGAACTATTAGAACTATTAGAACTATTAGCTATATCATCAACTGTAGTATTAACTGCATTATCAACATCATTTGTAGGAGCAGTGATAGGAGCAATGGTAGGAGCAATGGTAGGAGCAGGTTGTTTCGGTGCATTATCCACCTCTTTATCTGCAGGAGGATTAGGATTCATTGCAGTTGGAGCAGGAGGAGCAGTTGGAGCTACTGGTGGTTTAGCAACTGGAGCTACTGGTGGTTTAGCAACTGGAGCTTTAGGTGCAGCATTAGGTGGTTCCAGGTTTTGCTGCTCTTGTTGTCGCTCTTGATCAGGAGACATTATTTGTGCCTGTTTTTTAATATTGGCATCAACTATTCTGTCACAAATTTTATTCAGGAAATTACTCATTTATTCTCCTGTTGATTCATCTGGTGTTTCAAGCTCCACAGTTTCAGGTTCAGATTCAGGTTCTGACTCTACCTTATTTTCAGGTATTGTTGTAATAGGCTGCACGTCTTCAACAATAATTCTTAATGACATTGCTTTTTTTAAAGCACGTGAAATAGATAAAATACCAATATCAAATGATGTATTTACCACAAAAACACCCATGCCATCAACATTAAATTTTGAATCTCCATTAATTCTTATTATACATTCAAATTGTTTATTCTCATCATTAATTGGTCTATTATATAATCCAATTATTTTATAATCAGGTAGATCTTTTTTTATTATTGAATCAAAAATTTTATTATCTTTTATATTTTGAATTATTTGATTTATTTGATCTGTATCAAATCCAGAATTTTCCAAACCTAAAACACCACCTTTTCCAAAACCTTTAAATTTTTCTGAAGCAAATGATAAATAAAACCTATCCGCTGGAAATGAAATCTCCCCAACAGATAAGCCAATATCCTTCAATTCTTTGCCGGGAGTATATTTTTCAAGTAATGGACCCTTTGTTATGCTTCTGCCAATTCTTACGCCTTTTCTAGGTTGTTTTTCTTTTGTTTCTTCTTTTGTTTCTTCTTTTGTTTCTTCTTTTATTTCTTTTTGAGTTTCAAAGATTACACCTTGCATTTCAGAAAGCTTTTTATTTAAAGCACTAATACTTGTAAGTAAATCTTTTACTTTATAATCATAAGTAACAATATCTACACTTTCAATTGCATCTTCAATGCCCTTTATATCAGCATTAACTGCTTCAATAAGATATTTTATTTCTGCATGTTTTCCGCTAATTTCTTCAACTTGCCGACTAATAGCGGGACTGAACATGCTTGAAATCCATCTTTTAATTCGACCAAGCATTGTGGCAACCTTGATAACATTATCGCTATCTTTAGCAATTTCTAAAGCTGCCATTCTTATAATTCTATTATTCATCTGCCTCTTCAGCAATTGCTATAAGTTTTAATTTCAAATTTTCATCATCAACATTGTTGGCATATTTTTTAATATATTCAGCAAGTCCTTTATAATCCCCAGAATCAATATATTTTGAAAAAGCTAATGCAGGTTTTTGATTTGGTAAATTTATATAATATTTTGTTTTTTTATCATATGCAGGACCAATACTTTCATCAGTTGGTGGGTTTAAGTTTGTACCCGCAGTAAATGAATCAGCTTCTCCTGATAAAGCTTCATTAAGTTTTTTTTCTGATGGGCGCTCATCTCCTGACCAATATTCTTCTACACTAACCTGATCATCACTAGGTGTAACGCTACCCTCTTCTGCAGGTGGGGCTTCTACTGTTGAAGTTTCAACCTCCGAGTGTTGAGATGTAGAAATTGCTTCAGAAGGGTCAGAAGGTTCAGAGGGTTCAGAAGGTTCAGAAGGTTCAGTTTTTGCAACCAAATCTTTAAAATGTTCATTCCAAAGAGGAACAATTCTAACCATTGCATCGTTGCCCCTACGAATTAATTTTGATATTTCTTTTATATATTCATCAGGATCACCCACATTGACAGCATGACTAACTATATTTAATGTGCCAGCAGATTGATCTAATGTGCTTTGCATTAAATCAAAGATTTTTTCCATTGACTTTTTAAGGTTTCTACCTCTCATAAGAGATTTATAATGAAAAGAATCAAGTAATCCTTTTTTTACTAATTCTTGATAAAGTTCAACTTCTGCCGCTGCTACTTTGTCTTCATTTTTGTTGCCAATTTCTGAACCTGGTATTTCTGTTGGGTTTTCAGATTCTTTTACCGATTCTTCCTCTTCTAATTTTTCTTCTTCAGTTGCTTTATCTGCAAGATTTTTAACAGTTTGAGATTCAATAGGTTGTTTATTTTTTCTTTTTTTATCACTTTCTCTTCTTTCGATTATTTCATTTGCATGATTTATCCACCGTAAAGCACCTTCATCGTTAAATTCATTTATTATTTCAGTAAATTCATTAGCATCAAAATCAGGGTCAGTATATATTTCAGGTTCTTCTGGTGCTTTTTCAAGTTTTCCAAACCATTTACTATTTCGATAAATTTCAAATGAAACTTTAGACATCAAAGCTTGTAGATTACCTTTTGTTTGGCTGCTATCGGCTAATGTAATTATTATTACTTGTTGGTTGAAGAAGTCATTGACAGCATGAGCAAAACGTGATAAATCCATTTTGAATTTGCCCCAATAAGCTTCTTTAGCAAACTGCTGTTGCTTTTTGAAAGCCGCTCGAATATTATCATCAATTTCAGTCATTATCCGAACAGCTTGTTTATAGCTGTCAGATTTTTTCTCAAGACCCCCTTTGCCAAAGGCAGAAAATAATCCGCTCCACCCTTTGGAACCAGCAAAGGGATTATTTCGCACGGAAATTAATGCTTCTTTTTTTATATCGTTATTATTCATTTAATCAACCATTATTCTGAAGTATTCACATTAATTTGATTTTATTATATTACCGCCAAGAATTTATGCTGGAGGAGGCGGTGGGGCTCCACCTGTTGCGCCCGCGCCGCCGCCACTTGGAGGCTTTGGTGCTGGAGGCTTTGGTGCTGGAGGAGGAGGTAATCCGCCCCCTCCCATTGGAGGCGCTCCACTAGGACCGCCACTTTCTGCTTCTTCACCAGGAACTGGACCCTCTTGAGGTGTTTCACCAGGTAGAGGCGTGTCAGGAATATCTGGAACCTCATCGTTTACATCGAGAGAGCGAAGCTCACTCAATGACATATTAGCCAATGAAGCTTCTTCTTTTGCTCTAGTTGCATTTACAATTGCTTCATGACGAATCATTCTTTGTTCATTTTCATAATCTAATCCAAGACTTCTAAATAAAGAATGCTCAGAAACAATTTTTTGCTCGCCAACAGCAAGGTTAGACAAAAATTGAATGTAATCTCCAAGATCAAACAAAGACATATGATTCCACTCAACATCGGGAATAATGAGTTTTCTTTGACCATCCACATCTTCCCAAAAATCATGCATTTGTGATATTGGAGCAAACACTTTAGATCTAATCCATTTAGATAACATATTTTGAAACTGCATGTATCTTTGTCTAAGAACATCTAAACTCAAACCACCATTTGCATAAGTGATGTCTCCAGATTCCATAATTACCTGGGGAACCATAAGTGCAATATAAATTTCTTTCATCAATCTTTCTAAGTCGGGATTGATATCGATAACTACATTGGAGCTTATCTTTTGAATATCTACGGAACCATGAGTAATAATTTTAAAGTCTTTATCATATTGCGCGGAGTTTCCTTGTATTGTAGTCTTTCCACAACGTCTTGTAACAAATAATCCTGTTGGAACTGTAAAACACCAAACTTTTCCAGCATATTGTTCAACGTTTAATAAATTACGTTTTTCTTTTGTTTGACTATTTCTCGATGTTTTATAAACTAAAGGCAATTTACCTTTATCACTTGTTGACCACAAAACAGTATACAATGGTTGTCTTCGTCCATCAATATATTTTTCATCATCTCTCACAAAAGAAGTTGGAACAAATCCGCATTTATGCACAATTTCAAAAACATCATCTGCTAATTGTTTTGAAGTTGTATAATAAGCAAATCGTTTTGATTGTTTTTTGGGATTATCATAAACAGAACCATCTCCAGCTACTAAAGCATTTAAAAGAACTGTCAACAATCTTGGGCTTAAATCTAAAATCCATCTTGGAATATGTTTGTTAGATGATTTTGTATTTCCATCAGAATCTCCACATTCTTGTTTAAAATATTCATATAAATTTTTATTATAAAATCTTCCTTTCCATAAATCCTCTCGTTTGTCTTTAGAAATAATTTGATGTTTGCATGATAGTTTTATAAAGTCACCAAACGCATCTGCACATTTTTTCATTTTATCATAATGTTTTGTAGTGGTTTGACAAATTTCTACCATGTGTTGATATTTATCATCACTAAAAACACAACCTTCACTAATCACATATCCTAAATATTCTAAATATAATTTTATTGGAACTTCATTATCGATAATGTTTACTGTTTTTATATCATCATTACCAGTCCATTTTATATTACTTCTAAATTTAGAATAATCATTCAAATTTAAATCTTTAGCCTCGGTTTTATGCCAATCACTCCAGATGGTTTTTCTTAAACTTCTATGACCATTAAATTCATATTGTTTGTTTGAAACCCACATTTTATGATTAGGAGTTACCATAATATCTATTTTATCATTTTTATAATGATACATTTCACCATCATGATTTTGCACATTTGCAGCAAGTGGTTCATGATATTCAAGTTCTTCAGTATCTGAATTAAAACAAGCAATTTTTATTCCGGGTTTTGGTTTGCTATCTATGACCAAACCATCAATTTCAATATAATCAATTATTTCATAAAACTTTTTATATCCTTGATTTGTTAATACTTCCGTTTCTTCATCATGACATTCGAGTAAATTTCTCCAGTATTCTAAATCTGCTGGTGTAATTTTATATTCAGCATCAATACTGCCACCACCCAATTTCACTAACGTAATTGGATTAATCATATTGTCCGCTTGGGCATATTTACATTCTCTAAGTTTGTCCCAAAGCATTAAAGCTTTATATGCAGAAGCAATAAGACTTGTTCCTCTTGAGTCGTATGGACTTATTTTTCTCGCCAAATGAGAAATATAGAAGTTGTCTAGTGGAATGTTTTGTCCAGCCCGAACTAATTGTAAAATATTTGGTGGTATATTTCTTCGTAGTCTTATACTATCAGGATCTGTTCCAGTTATAATTCTTCTTAATTCAGAATCAGGTCTAAGTGTAATTTGTGGTGGCCCAGAAACAACTGATCTGTTTATGTAGATGTAGTCTGGATTTTGAACAGTAACTCTGCTCCATTTACCCGTATGATCATCTAAATGCAAATAAGGAAAACATTCACCAGTTACAAAAAACTCCTGCGCCATTTCAACACAAGCATTATGTAATTGCATTTCATCAATCATAACATTAAAGAAATCTTCAATTTTTTTATCAGGACAACTAATATTTAATTTTGAAATAGGATAAGTGGAATGAAGATGAATTGCGTTATTTACAATTGGATTTAAAGCAAAAAATGCTCTTGACCAAGCGTTCATTGTACCCCTATCACGAGGGAGCTGTGTATTAGAAGTAAGCCATAATGGACTGTATAGTTCGGGACCTTGTCTTACCGTGTCGCCCATTCCTCGCCAAGCACTACCAATAGAAGAAGACGATATTGAAGTAGAAGCGTTCTTCTTCATGAATTCTCTTCTTTGATGGCCCGGAACCATTACAGCATGTGACATAATGCTTTGATCAACTAGCTCTTTATTTGTTTTAGAAAACGCATCAGCTGGTTGAAATTTGCCTCTAATTATATCTTCATTAATATTACCATTATCACCCATAGATATTCTTGCAGCATCATTATCATTAATTCTTATAGGTTTACCGCGATTTTTATTTCTAGACATTATACCTTTATTCTACAATATTATCAACTTGAACCAAATGTTTTCATATTAGGCAAATACACTGATAACGCTTGTGTTTTACTTATGCCGTGTTGCTCTTTGCCGAACAAAAGATTAGTGTTTTTAAAACCTTTACTAATATAAAATTTATATGCAAGATAAGCATTTAATAAAGACATAAAACCATCATTAGGTGTTAATCCTTTTACATAATTAAATTTAGCATTATTAGATCTGTCTCTTGTTATTTTTACTTCCATACTAGAACAATGATTAACTAACCAAGCAATATGCTCAAAACTTCCAAGTGGAAATCTAAAGCAACCTTTTTTCATTAACATAAACATTTCTTCAATATAATAATTTCTATCAAATACTATAGTTTTTGGAAATACATGTTCATTAAATTTAATTTTCTTTAGCAAACGACCACCTGCAGCTTCGCTTGCAAGAAACTTTTTATCGTATTTGGCTTGCAAGAGCTGACTTAAATCTCCAGCATAACCAATATCTCCAACTCCTATTGTCACGTTATAATTCATATATACCTGATCAACAATGTCTAATTTATATTGTAAATCATTTTGTTTTAATTTATGTGCAAATTGAATTTCAAATCTTTCAGGTCCTTCAACGCTCATTACAACAATTGTGCTAAAAGATTGGCCTTGTTGCTGTTTTTTTGATTTAGAATCAGCAACATCTGCATCAGCTCTTTTCCCCCAGTCAGCCCCCATAAAAACTAATTTATTTTCAGAAGAAAGAATTCTTTTTCGCATTTTTCTTCCTAGATCACCACAAAACTCTCTAATTTGATCAGCAGTAATTCCAAGACCCTGTCCTGAATAAAACTCTCCTAATACTTCATTCATCCACGCTCTTTCAGTATTGATCGGGTGAATGCCTGGTTTTTCAGCTTCAATTTTTTCTCTAGTAAAATTAGGCATATAAAGTTGATTGATGTGATAACCTATTAAATCACACTCATCTTCATCAAGTCCAATCCATTTACCTCTTTCAGTTGCTTTTCTTTTATCTTGTAAATGAGAACAATGAGGGCATTTTACGGTAAATTTATAAAGCCATATTTTTTCCCAACTATCTGAACCAGGAACATAAAGAGGAAAATATTCATTACAACTTTCACATCTTAAATGAAAAAGTTGTTGAGTAGATTTCATCCACATAGCATAATATTCAGAATCTCTATTTTTTGGTGTTCCCATGAAAACTTGAACACCACCAGGAGATTGCCCATATTGAGACATTGTCATCATTTTAATTGCATTAGATAATGCCGCTGCTGGCATATCTTGAATTTCATCAAATATAATAGAGTCAACAGTTCGTCCTCTTAATCTCGAAGCATCCACACCTGTTGATTCAACCCATATATGATTTCCATTTTGAAATTCTTTATATTGTAAACTTTCATTAACATTTTGGCTAATGAGGTTTTCCATAAATGATTTTATTTTTTTACCAGGCTTTGGCGTTTCATTACATCGAATAGCTTGAGAAATAGCTGCATTTAATTTTGTTTTAGTATAAGCTGCAGCAATATCTAATTGAGGAAAACAATGCATGACACGCATTGGTGGTCTACCATTGTTTCCAAAAGCACCACAACCCATCCAATACATTTCTAAATTTGCCGCCATTGTTGTAGCCCCAACCTGACGACCTTTTAAAAATATAATTGGTTTTGCATTTCTATCTAAAGCTTTTATACCAATGTGACGATACATATCAACAAAAGGTTTGTAACCATTTCCCCTCAATTTAAATGGTTTACCATCTAATGTTAAATGGTTTTCACAAAAATAAACAGGATCTAAATTTAAAACCGATTCTTTCATGGTGTTAAAAATAGTGGAATTATCTAAAACATTATTATTCATACTGTATATGCAGTATAATTGAATTAAATTAAAATTATTTTTTAACTATGCTAATATTTAGACGATGGTGTTAGAATATCAAAAACGCCGTCATCCATTCTTACTGGCGTGTTGTGTCCTGTAAAATCTTTCAAGCTTTTATTTTGGCCATTCAATAAGTTTTCTGTAATAAAAATTTTAAGCCTAGGATCTTCTGAATGATAATCTTTACCTAAAACCTCATTTACGTGTTCTATTTCACCAAGAGAACCATCATTATTTTCAATTAAGGTCGGTGTAATTTCTTCCATGATAAAATTCAAAACTGGTTCCAATTGGAACGCATTATATCTTTTAATGTATCCAGTAATTGCTTCTTGAACACCAGGAATATCAAGCAACGAAACACCATCCATAGTTATTTCTTTAATGTCAGTTTTTGTAGCTATTTTTTTTGTTGCTTTTTCTTTCTCTTCAGCAGCCTGCACTTCTTTTTGATATGCTTCCAATCCTGTTCTTTCAATCAAATCAGCAACCATCTCAGCAACGGTTGTTTTTTTATGATTCATATAATTAACTCTCGTTAAAGATGATTGAATCTGATCACTAATGCTTGTGGTGCTTTTTTTTGATAGATTTTTTTCAAAAGAATCTTGCAATTCATTGGACTCACTTGGGCCAAAATCAGATCGTTCAAACTCATACGCTCTATTAAAACTCATATCAATCCTTATGCTTGGTAACCCTTAATCCATTCACCTTCTCCATCATTAATATCTAACACCCCATCAAGAATTCTAATTCTATCTATTGTAAGAGGATAATTCATATCTTTAATTAATTGAATAACTTGTACTTTTTCACGTTTGTCTAAAGTATATTCTTTACCAAGTTTTTCAAAAGTATCCTTCATATCTTTACCACCTTGAACTGATGCATCAATGCATGCTCTGGCAATAAAAGAAATTATATAAGGTACAACTATTTGGATATTACCAGTAGTAGATGTTTCAGCTTCTTTTATAAGATCATTTTTTTCAAAAGCTTTTTTCTTGTTTTCTTTTTCTAAAAGTTTTTTAAGCCGATCATTTAACTTATTTAACCCATCTCGAATCAGATTTCGAGCTTCTTGAGCTTTAGCAAAATCAATTTCTCGTTTAAAATCTTTAGACATTGCTCTGCTTATTTCTGTATCCAATCGCTTGAAATAAGATAAAGCTCTTTCAACCCCAGTGGTAGCTTTGCCATCATGATTAGGAGTGCTGTCAATCATGTGTTTTAGCCAATGTAAGAATTTTCCAACACCATGAGATTTTTCCCAATTCCAATCATCAATCTCTTCTGGCTCCTCCATAATAATTTCTTGTAACTCTTCATCTTCTTCTTCATCTTCATCTGGCTCTCCTAAAATAACTTCATCAGGAGCCCCTGGAACTAGACCAATAGTAAATATAATTTCTTCATCTTCTTGAGGTTCATCTAATACTACAGGTTCGCCTTCTGGAGAAGGAATTGGAATTGGAAATTCTATTAACTGAGCGTTTTTTTTATTTGACATGCCTGCACCGTACAAAAATGTTGATATTCTTTATTTATATATTAGATTATTATTACGAGTCCTTTTTTATTTTACTCTCATCTTCCGAAGCAAACGAACCACTTAACAGAGATTCCATGTTACCCACTTGATTTCTAACCGGGTGCTCGCTGTAAAATCCTATTGGAACAGATGAATATCCATGAGAAAAATATTGTGTATAGGCTGGAAACCCAGTGAACTCTACGTGCCCCAATCCAGCCCCTTCATCACCATAATTGCATTCAGCTTTCTTTTTGTTTTTTAAAATAAAATTTGCATATTTACATCGCTTTGGTTTTTCATCACTCCAAGTAAGAATAGACATATTAGAAGATACTACCTCTTCTAATTTTTCACGATTTTTTATTAATAATATATCACCGCCTTCTTTTCTTACTTTTAAAACAGGAGTCATTTCATCAATAAGCTCACCAGCAGCTATGCATCCATCAGGAATCATTAAACCAAAAGGACAAGCCGTTACGTCATTATCTCGTATAACTGCAAGTTTTACTATTTTCTTATCCTTTTTCATTTAACACCTTTAACAGTAATTCCGGGTTTTCAGACAATGCATCTCTGGTATCACCAGTTTGCGGTAAATAATCATTTATTCCTAATTCAGCTATAATTTCAATCGCAATTTTTTTATTTTTATTCAATGCTTTATTTATTCTATCCGATGTATATTTTTTATCTACATTATTTAATATGTTTTTATTGCTTTTTACCCAAGTAACAACTCTTTCTGTTGGTTTAAAATCTAATTTAGCACAAAGATATACTATTCTAGATATTCTTTTTGGATCATTTAATAATGTGATATTAGGATCTAAACAAGTATCAATTTTTTTATTATTTAAATCATTTATACCTCTTTTAGTTAAATCATAAACTTTAGATAAATCTAAAGGCATTAACAATGTATTTATTGTAAAATCTCTACTGAATATTTCTTTTTCTATAGGTGTTGCTTTAATGTTTTGTTTAATAAGAATAGAATCTATATTTGGAACATTAAAGTTATTACTAAAATCTATATCAAATTTTTCAAATGAAAGCCGACCATGACCATCATTGAATGTCGTGTATTTGGCTCCATCAAATTTGGCAACTAAAGCTTGTCCAAGTTTATTGCTTGTATCGTCGCCACAAGTAAGATCAACATCTTTAATTTTATCGATATTACCAAGCATGATGTCTCTAACCATACCGCCAACAATATAAGGCGTAGAAGAACCTACTTCTTTAGCGGTAACATTAATTGTGTCAAAAACATCTTTTAATTTCATATTACACCATAGGTTTAGCGATAGGTGGTGTAGCAACTGGGGTAGGAGTAACTGGTCTAGCAGGGGGAGCTACGGGTCTAGGCGCAGGCATTCCTTCCCCTTCAGGTAATTCTGTTTCTACATCTCTACCTTCGAGAGCATCAGATTGTTGCAATGCATCTTTCATTTCTTTATCCACTAATGATTCATCATCTTCTTGTTGAATAGTTACTTTTACTTTACCGCTTTCATCTATAACAGACATAAGCTTAGATAAAATTTCATCAATACGAACTGATGTGTATTGATTTGATTCTAAGGCTGATCTTGTTGCTTCAGCTAATTGAGGAAACAAACCCGCAATTCCTAATTTATCAAGCATTAAATCTATAATGCTTAACTGCCTAGCAATTTCTCTATTTTTAAAAACACGTGATAATGCTTGTAATCTTCTTACAACATCACTAACCTGAATGTTTTCAAGAGCCTTATCAATAGCGTTTTCTCCAACATTAGAATTAGTGGATAAATTTTCCGGTTCTTCTTTTTCAATCATATTTGGCATTTGAGCATTTTTGTAAATCTCTCTCGTTGTTGATGCTATTGAACACATGTTTTCAACAAGATTTTCTAATGTTTTTAATTCTGCTGTTTTATATGTGGCCCAAGCATATGATGATGCTTTTTTATCTTCTGACACACTATTTGGCTTTTCTTCAGGCTCATCTTCCGGTTTATCATCCAAAGGATCCTTTTCTTCAGGAGACTCTGGCACCGATTCTGGAGGAGGGGGAGGAGGCTCAGGCACAAGAGGTGGTTCATTTTGTTTTTTATTTTCTAAAACTTGTTTTTTTACTTGATTAATATTAGGTAATATGTTTTCTTTTGAAGAATAACCTAATTCATTTAATGTATCTATAATTGCTTTTTGTGGAGAATTTTCTCCATTTCCTGCATCAATATTATCAAATGAAGGAGCTGGTTCACCCAAATCAAGATCAGCAAGAGGATCAGGTTCTTGCGCTATTTTGATAATCATTTTTGAACCATAATGATCACCTTCATATTTTAATGTGTTAGCAGCACGCACAATAACATCTTTCAACATATCAGACGCACTCACTCTCAACACATCGTATTGTAAATCAGTCAACGCCCTTAGCAATTTTTCATATTCAGCCCCAGACAATTTTCTTCCAGTATCACTAGAAAGAATTTTTATCGCTGAGTTGATTCTACCAATAAGACTCGCTTTTGTTTTTTGAAATATTGCAGCTTCTTCTTGAGATTTTGAAAACTGTTGGGGAACAGGCTCTTCTTGTTGAAGAGGTTGCATCATACCAGGAATTCGTCGCATTGATGGGTTAGTATTATTTGTTGGAAAAGTTACGCCATTGCCTGTGGTATATTGCGCTTTTTTATAAACTTTATTCGCTCCTTCTTCATAATATCTGAGCCAATGTTCAAAATTGTTTTTCTCCATATCGTTCCATCCTTTTGTAATAGCATATAATGCGCCTTGTCTGGTAGTACCAAACAACCTCATTTTCATATACATTTCATTAGCGGCTGAAATCCACTTCTTAACATCATATGATTTTATTGGATTAGGTTCAAGATTTCCTATTGGATATCCTATTTTTTTCAAATTCAAATCATCTAAAGCTAAAATAACCTTTTTTTGAAGGTCATCTATTCCATTTACAGAAGTAAGATATTTTTCAAATATATATTTACCAACTTCAGAATATATTTTTCTATTTCCGGAACCTAATGCTCTTCTAACAAGAATCGGAACAAGCTGGGAAATATGATGAAACTTTCTCAAATCTCTCTCATTACCAACACCAATATTAGATAATAATTCTCCATTTTTTAAGATAAATTGTTTATATTTATCGCTTGAAGCTTTTTTTAAAGCTCCATCAATTTTTTGTTGCATGAATTTATTTATCATTTTTTTTATTAGGCTCCTCTGTAAATTCAGCTAGTTTTGGAAAACGATCAATCGCATCATCTATCTGATTATATACAGTTTCATTACCTAAATTTTCTCTATCATTATGTAATGTTTCAAGATTATCAGAAAACTTTTCCATTAATAATAACGAAGTTTCTAAATCAACTTCAGCAAATGTCCTCCGTATCGCTTCTTGAATTAACGCCGTA